TACCATGTAAAGCAGCAAGCACACGCCAAAACTCATACATACCTGGCTGATGGCACCAGGTCGAAGCGTAAGCGTCCAAGTTCTCCTTCAAATACTCGGGACTTTGGTAGAAGTAATGCCAAAGATGGCGTGTGAAGTACAGCGGTTCCGGCTCCTCCCTCCAGTCCAAACCAAGAAAGGCAAAGCCTGGCCGGCAAAACTTCAGCACACATCCCGTACGTTCCAACTCCTCCGCGTAACCAAGAGGAGGCTCAGCCATGAGCACGTCGTCCCCAGCCGCAACCATAGGCGGAGGAACACACCCCAACCTATGGCAGGCGAGGACGTGCTGCATGTACTGAGCATGACTGTTCGTAGAGATGGTGTTGACAATGCCGGACTTCATGAAGCCGACAAACCGCTGCTCATACACCATACCATTGCTCAACATCAACCGCGCGTTCTTGAAAGCATCATCATAAAGCCACCGGGCCACAGCCCTCCACTTGTCATCATGTCCAATGGCCAAATGGTGCCGGAGCTCCAAATCCAACTCCAAGACCCACCCAGGGGCATTGAAGTCCCAGGCGCTCTTGTCAGCCTCCCAGCACAATCCGCGTTTCCGCATCAAGCGCTGAGCAAACTTCCAACCGCCGTGAACTATCGACGTCCCCTGGGCGCTCGGGATTTTATACCAGAGATCGATCTCAGCGTCGTTCTGGCGCCCAAACACCATCGACCAGGCCACTTGGACTGGCAGCGAGGCAGCAATAATCAAACGCACCCGGCCCTCCTCCAGCTTCTTCACTGACAAAGGCTCGGATTTCACAAAAACGCGGAAGATATGGCAATAGCGTCCTTCAAACACTCGTTGTACATCAAACCAAAGTTCACGCATACGCTCCGGATCTGGAAAGCCAACAAACTTCAGCCATTCTCCAATCGTGGGCGCCTCACGGTTGTAAGGGTAGCCCGGACTGGAAGAACGGTCGAGCTCGTTGACGACTCTTTGAAAGTTGGCATAAGAGTCCCAACCATCAACCGGACGAGCGACGATGTTGTACGCTTTCTCACAGCACGCAAGCACAAATTTCTTCTCATACGCACTAGGCTCTACAAGGGAATCTCTAACTGTACAAGCTTTACTACTTTGTACAATCATACTTTGGATTTCGGCGTCTACGCCCAACCGAGGTAGTCCAGAGTCCGCGAAAGCACGGTCGAAGGCTTCACGCTGGCCTGTAGCGTCCGCAGCCGCCCTCGCGAGTTCGATTCGGTCCGGGAACGTCTTGAGCTGGGCCCGGCAGCCGTAACCGGCTTCTTGGTGCGAGAAGGCGAAACCCGGGATGGCCGGGGGTTCTGAATAGGGAGGCTGCCGGCCAACGCCAACAGCCTCCCCAGAGCTTCCCCCTGGTTGCCAATTTGATGACAAACCGGCTCTCTCCGGGCTTCGAGTTCCTCGTACGCTTGCCGGGCCTGCTCGTCGTTCCACCGCTGAGGGAGGAAATCTTCCTCCTCGCGAGCGCGGTAGCGCTTTTCCTCCATGGCCTTGATGACCTCGACCGGCACGTCGTGGTAGAAGCGGTACTTGCCCTTTGCGTTCCGAAAGAGAACTCCATCGTCCATCACTCGGAAGTCCTCTTGCTCAGGATCAAAGTCCTTGAGCTCACGCGGGTAGCCACCGCCGCCTTTCGACTCGGCTCTGTACTTGATCGGGTGTAACAGCGCCTCCAAAGCGGCCACTGGTATCCCCTCATTGATGGGCCGGGATCCTTGTATGCCGTTGAGATGCAGTCCGACGGCCACGTTGCCGATCATATAAAGGCACCCGGAGAAGCCTCCCCGGGTGTTGCCGTTATACTGAATCGTCAGCGTGTCCTCCATCATCACTTCTCCGAGCGAACGGGCCCCACTGCTGTCGCAAATCGTCGCGCGGTCAGTGGTTCCCTTCCGCGGTCCACCGGACACCTTCGCAGCACGTGCTCCAATGACCGACCACTCGTCTATGGTGAGCTCGGCGGCGGACACGTCGGCAACCGGGCCAATCGGCTGGAACCGATCGACTCCGATGGCCACGACATTGCCCTTGCCCTCGAGGAACTTGCCTGCACCACACAGGTAGACAATTCCATCGCGGGCCGCCGAACCGTAGACGTGGTCGGGCACAACGAGGTGGGCGTCAAGTCTGACGCCACCTCCCACGTCGCTGTAGATGTCCCCGTCCCGCCGAAGGACAGCCACCTGACAAGGCGGCGGAATGCCCTTGTGAAACGCCGTCGAATTGACCATGGCCTCCGGCGCCCTGACTCCAGGACACAGGAGACCGTCGTCGTCCGATAGACGCTTCGGGCGGCAAATGGGAGCTCGTCGCCGAAAGCAGTAAAGTCCGCATCCGACGGCCACCACACCGACTCCGACCCCGAGACGGACCCACTTCGACTCAAGAAGCGACAGTGCCCCATTGGCTGCATTTCGTAGTTGCAGTCCAACGGAGTACCGAGCCGCGGTCTCCGCCACCTCGATTCTCCGCTCATACCCCGCTTCTCGCAGGGCGGCGGTGACAACGTAGCGAATGATTCCCATGACTCTTGATCCGTCTCGTCTTTAACGCGATGAACAAAGGGGAGCAGGATTGCTTCTATTCTTCTTTTC